CAATATATCTATGCTGTCGTTGAATGCATTTAGATGATCCAGCGCTTCTTGAGATAGTATTAATCCCGCTTTTGAAGCTTCATCACCTAATTGTTTAAGGACCTCAACACCGCCTTCAATAAGCGGGTTTAATTCCCTAGCCGACCGGCCAAAGATCTGCATTGCTATAGCATCTCGCTCTGTTTCGTTTTTTACGTTGCCGAGTGCAGCAATTACATCATTGAAGACCTCTTCGCTGTCACGCAATTGGCCATTCGCATCTGTGATAGGGACGCCTAATTCTTTAAATGCAGCTTGTAGTTTCTTATTACCGTCTCTGGCATTTGCCATATTGCGGATTAGGCGGGACATGCTGCCGGTCATGGTTTCCAAAGAAATGTCAATAAGATCAGAAGCATACTGAAACTTCTGTATTTGTTCTGTCGATAACCCCGTTTGTGCCGCAAGAGTATTTATATCATCGGCAGCGGCAGCAGCTTTCACTGTCAACCCCGAAAGTGCAGTTCCGGCCGCTATTACGGTGCCTGTATAAACCTTAAGCCCTTTTTCTGCAATGTTGACCGCACCTGCAACCGTTTTTATACCAGCATCCGTAATCTGCGCAGCGGCTTTCCCAGCAGTTTTTAAACCGTTTATAAAAGGCGTAAGTTTTGAAGTTGCTTCAGAAATCTTGTTCTTTATATTCTCAAACGCAGTACCAATAATGGATACAGATTTTTGTTCTTTTTTTAAACTGGCCAGCTTCGCTTTTGTACTCTCTAACTCCCTCTGAAATGCCCTGTACTGCTCTGCGCTTATCTCGCCTCGTTTAAATTGCTCGTTTACCTGCTTTTGAGCTTCTTTGAGTATGTCCAGCTTTTCCTTTGTTGCCGCAATCTCTTCCTTCAAGATTTTTTGTTTCTGTGACACCAAAGTGAGATTACCGGGGTCGAATTTAAGCGCTTTATCTACAGCTCTAAGTTCGCTCTGCAAATCACGGGTTGTTTTATTTACGTCCTTAAGAGCCTTATCCAAAGGGGCTGTGTTACCGCCAATTTCAATCGTCATGCCCTTTATGCCTTTTGCCACGTTTTCACCCCCGTTCTGGGCCGAATCGCTTCCTTAGCGCCTTCCTATCGGGCTTGGTTTGCTGTAATAACCAGCATTTTTCTAAGTATTCTCGCCCCTTCTCCGTCTGGCTAAGCATGTATATATACGCATCTCTGCGCAATCGCAAATATTCATCGATTGGAAGCTCCTGTATCTGGTAATAGTTTAAGCCGGTGTGTTCATGGATTAAGCGTTCCCAGAAGGTTGTGCACTGGTATCGCTGTTCCCCTCCGTCTCCCTCCTCTCCGGGGATTGAGGGGATTCTGAGTTTGGGTCGCTCACTTGCCCGGTTACAAATTTCACGTATTCAAGGAAGAATATCTGTATGTCTTCTATGTCAAGCAATTGTTCAATGTATTCCTTTGCTATTTTCTGACCTTGCAGGTTGTTGGATAAAATTTCGGCAGTTAAGGTATATACATAATCAACCTGCTCTTTATCATCAAGCTCCAGCGATGCTAAAGCATCCTGCAAATCTACAAGCAAATCAAACACTCGTTTAGTTGGCATGCGCACCATTATTGTTGTGCCATCGGTAAGTTTTACGCTTAAAAAACGCTTTTTTGTTTTTGTAAAATCAAGCACAAACATCCCTCCCAAAACAAGAGGGCGGCCATCAAGCCGTCCTCAAAATATTACGCAGTCGGTATCTCTTCCTCATAAATAATCTTTGTGCCTTCGTTATCCATCGGCAACGCCTTAAATTCAGCATCAATGACCGTCTCTTTGTCCTTGGCAAACGCCAAAGTGAAACCTGCCTGATTGTTACCCACAATTGTGACACGTATGTCTCCATCTACAGGATCCTCATGCACAAATCTGAGTACATACTTCTTGCCGTCCTGATTATTCAAGCCACCGATTTTAACTGTTCTTTTCCCAGTAACAGTATCCTCTGTTACTCTAGCGGTGGAGCATAGCTTGGCAAGAGTTTTACCACACCACGTCATTATACCGCTCTTAAACGTCACTTCTTCTTCCGTTAGTATCACTTTGCTTACCAAGCCTAAGTCATCTTTCGCTTCGTAATATGTGGGCTTATATTCAAGTGATGCGCCCCCTTGAATTAAACCCAGCAGATTGTCTTCTGCCTCTAGGGTCGCATTATCAGGAATAGTCCCCGTAAACTCCATAATATATAATTTACCGGACCCCAGAACAATTCTTTCTTCTGCTGTAGGCATAAACTAACACCTCCTATAATTTTTCGATCAAATCAAAGCTGTACACAACCTGATACAATTTTTCGGCGTCGATGTAAGTTTCTGTCTTTTCATAATGAATGTTTGCGCTATCAAGTACAGCCTCCAATTTGGCTTCAGCATTCAAATCTTTTTTTGTAGTATAAAGTTCAACGTGTACGGTACTGTTACGTACTAACGCCTTACTTGTGTCGGCGCCGTAAGAACTTGACTCTGGCGTCCAGTAAATGATGTATGGAGGGTTAGGTGGAGGGTTATTCTTTTTAGATTCAAACTGATAATAAGCAACGGGATATCCTGTCTGTTTTAACAGCGTATATAATTTATCTAATGTCATTTTTGATTGCCTCCTCTATGCGCCGCTCAAGCTCTTCAATTGCCTTTTCTTCATTCGGCTTTATATGGGGAATGCCTGCAACCCTACCGCCACCGACTTTAGCATGGCCGTACTCAAGTAAATGTGTCCGCTGATAGTGTTTTCTGTTATACACCCTAACCCTTTTAATTAAATGGTCTTCATATTCTACTTTAGATGTCCAGCTTTTCGCATAAACTCCAGAGCCAGGTCTTTTTGGACTATCTTGTTTCAAATTTTCAACCAGTTCCGATGCAACTTCGTCAATCGCTTGTTTAACTTTATCAGTAACCTCTTCAGAATATTTCTGCAGTTCTTCTGCTATTACAGCAGAAATGTCATATGGATTAACTTTTTTAGCCATCGGCAGCCACCCTTTCACAGACCAGCTCCATCTCTTCAAAATCGGTTTGATATGTGCGGATTACTCTGTACGTCTCGTCGTTGAATTTGACTTTGCGCTCGCCGTTATATTCGTAAGCATGTATCAGAAAAACTATTTCTGGGTTAAGTCCTGCAACCGCTGCCCTGTAGAATTCCTCCCTATTCACCGATTTAACAGCACATAAAATACTTGTTTCTACCTCATCACTTGGTATTTGATTGCCTATCTCGTCAAAACTATAGGACTGATTTATCAAGATTAGCTCATGATCATAGGTCATTCGCATCACTCTCTTTGGCCGCATGGATCATCAAATTGTGAAGTCTGAACTGCAAATGTCTTGGCATAGCTCCTTCGCTGTCTCTACTCTGGTACCGCCACGTCGCATAATCCACAACAAACATGAGATGATAAGGGTTGGTATCATCTAATACCAACCCTTTTTCATCTTCTAGTTCCTTTATTACACCGTCTATAATAGCGGCTAGGTATATGTCGCGCACATTAGATGATATACCCAAACGCGCTTTAACGAGTTGGAGCACAATTGACGTGTCCACTTACATCAACCCCTTATTTATCCATCAAAGGCGTCATCAATTTCGGCCTGTGCCGCGATAGCTGCATCTTTGCCCTTTACTTTATCGCCGTTTGAGAGCTGATAAACGCCTCCACCGACATGCTTCGGCCATTCCGGTTTTTCTTCTATGACAGATACTTCTTTCTCGACATATCCCTTTTTCTGCATCTCCTCCAGATGCTCACCATCGTATTCATCCCCGACGTGGTATATCTTGTCGGTATACCGGCATTTGAACCCACTTATTACTTTAGCCATATCTTGATACCTCTTTAATTAGCAGTATCAGGCGCAAAGGTTATGCTGGTAGTCGGTGCGGTATTGGCGATATTGACAATCACAAAGCCCTCGCCGAATACGGGCATACCATCATATCGAGCGGCGCCACGGAACACGGTCTGGTCTTCAGTGAACTTCACGTGTTCGGAAGATGCAAGGCTTGCTCCTGCTCTTTCGGCAAGCAGATACAAATCACCATATCCACCGATTATGTCATTGTCAGGAATAAACGGAAGT